ATGGACGTAGAGGCCGCTATGAATGACACAGAGACTAAGGGTATCCTTGGTTACGATAAAGCTTACCAACAAGGTCTCGTTAAGCGTCACTTCGTAATGAACGAGGAGTCGATCAAAGAGCGCTTCTTGAACATCTCTCGCGCTGATGAATCACTTAAACAAACACCAGAAGAGTTTATAGCGACAATGGAAGGTGAGCGCAAAGCGTTTGCTGATGAGTTGTTAGACCAGTTTGGTGGTAATGGTAACCGTGAGCAAGCCATACAAGCACTCACAGGAACCTTTGTAGATAACCTACGGGACGAAGCTACAGCCGCTTGGATAGACAACAAAAAAGACCAAGCCTTTATGCAACTCTCTGCTGACGCATCTCACATGCTCAACAAAAGCAAAGATGACGATGGTAATTTTATTCCTCAATCACTTCGACTTACTAAAGCTATGGATCATGCTCGCGCTGAGATGAACGCTTGGGCTCTAGACCTTAAGCCTTCCGAGAAAGCCGCTAAGCTCCGTGGTATTGTTACTGCTGATGCTGCTGTGTTGATAGAGCAAGGTAAACTTTCCCAAGCTGAAGCCCTGTTAAATGAAGCTTCAACTTACAATTTACATGGTAAAGCTAAGCTCTTTGGCTCTGCTGCGGGTAAGAAAGAGATTACAGCTGTTCGTAAGTCTATCAAGAGTGCTCGTAGTTCCCTTGAAGATTCTATGAAAGACCGCATGGATAACGTGGAGCGTCTAAGCGATACCACATTTACCGCTATGCTTAACCCTTTGATGGGTTTTGATGCTAAGCGTAAATCTATGCTTCAAACACTCGTGGCTTCCAATGTGTCAGAAGCAGATGCCACCGCTAAAATAGATGAGATGTTCAACGAGGGTATGTCTTCTAACGACATGTTCCAAGCTTGGGCATCCTTAGTTACTGAATTTAGTATCAATGGAAGTGACGTTAGCCAAACACTACTAGGCTCCATACAAGATGACTTTCTACGTGTTACCAAGGACGGTTTATTCGCTAAGCCACAACTAGGCATCACCACTGAGGCACAATACGACGAAGCTAACAAGACCATGCTTGAGTATATGCTAAAGAACCCTACAGCATCCCTAGCATCTATTCCACTCGGAGCTAATGTTCCTAAGTCGGACACACGAGTTCAAGAGATGTTTGTTACCAACAGCAACGCCGTTAAGTGGCGCAACGATGAGTCCTCTCAATTCAAATTTTACTCTGATAAATACACATCAGAAATAACTAGCGATAAATCTCTAGGTGTTAATTTCGCTGGTGAATTTAAATCTATTCTCCGTCAAGAAGCTCAAGGCGTCTGGGATGCCTCTGGGCGTGATATGAATGAGTTTAACACTCTAATCCAAGCAAAGGCCGACGAGATAAAAGCAGATGTAGTTAAGGAAGCTAAAATTCAAAAAGCTCTTAATAGGCGATTAAAGGACATGGTTACTAGCGCGACCTCACAGTCAGAGAGTATCAGAGCTGCTAGACGTAGGGATGACCCTTTAGGCCCTGATGGTCTGCGTGACGATATTTACCCCCTACTACAGCTAAACAAGATGCCTAAAAATCAGGATGCTTTCGTCCCCGCTCTTCTTGAGGAGCGCAAACGTATGCTTGACGATAGATACGCTAGTGAACTTACTAAAGGAAGCTTATTGATCTTTGGTTTCCCTACCCTCGAAAGCTATGATGAAAAAATACGAGCAACAGCTAGCATTGGTTTCCAAGACTTTGCCCTTGGTGGTGAGGTTCTTGATTCACTTAGTGATGCTTCAGAAGGTTGGGACATAGACAACCCAACACCAGAACAACAAAAGGCTATCCAGTTCTGGAAACGCCAAGGATACCGCTCATCAAGTGAGATTGATGACATTATCCGCGCACAAATATCTTATACATCCCTTACATACTAATGAGTCTTACCGAAGAAGAAAAAGCAGCTTTCAACGCTATCCGTAGTGGCAACGTCGCCCCTCCAATTCCAGAGGAAGAGACACCCATAGAACCTGAAGTACAGGCTGAGGCTGACATGGAGATTGCCCAGAGTGGCCCTTCAGCGATGCAACAGCTACAAGGTCTAGGTATTGAGATGGGTGGTACTATCGCTGGAACATATGCAACTACAAAAGCCCTACAAACACAACGAGTAGCTAGAGGACTGAGCTTTCTAAAGAACATCCGTAGAGCTGGTCAAGTTGCCGTTACTGCTGGAGTTGCTGGCCCACAAGCTGCCGAACCAGTAAGCACCGTTGGGGGATTAGTTACCTTTGGTTTAACTGAAGGAGCTTGGGCGCTCGGTAGTAACTTTGTAAAACAAGAATATTTTAAAGCTCTAGGTGTCCAAGAGGAGACCTCAGGCGGGGAGCTACTAGCCTCCGCTTTACTTGTTGGCCCTTTGATTAGCCAAGGACGTAAGATTCCCAAGATAGGACAGGTGTTTGATACATCTATGATCAACTCCCGTAAGTGGCGCGTAGGCGCTCACGTGGTACAAGGATCGATTATTGGTTCCGTAGAGAGTTCTATTAGACAAACCTTTGACCTAATGGCTGATGAAGATGCTAGTATTGGCGACTTTAGCATGTCTGACTTGTTCACAGGTGCTGCTGGTGGTGCTGCCTTTGGTGGTGCTCTAGGAGTAGGTAGTGATACGATTGGACTCATAAAGACCTACAGGGCTGTTGTAGCTCGCAGTAAGGTTGAGATGAGAGGTTCCCTAGTTGAACGCCTAGCAAAGCTCGACAAGGCCATTGCTAAAGCTCAGAAGATAGGAATGAACCGAAATCGTATTGTTGCTGAAATGAAAGCGGCAAAAGTTAAAGAAGAACTAGATCAACTAGACGCAGTTCACGATTCCATCGATGAGAAGTTAGCTGAAACAGAAGCTGCTGTTGAGTCTCTAAATGCTCCTGAGGAAGCCCCAGAAGCGTCAGCGACTACTGCGACACCTAAAGAAACCCCAGAGGCTACCCCCGCTCCTAAGAAAGACTACGAAATTGAGTCCATATATGATGAAGATGGAGAGATTGATTATGATGTCGATGAAGCTCTCCGTAAGATAGCCAAAGAGCGTGACTTGGGTATTACGAGTGACCGCGAAGCTAACTCCGTTGTTCGTAACGAAGATGGTGAAGTTATAGGTGGAACCTTTGTTTCCAATGATGGAGACAACTACACCTTCGACGTTGTTGTAAGCGAAGCAGCGGATGGAACTGGTGTAGGTAGTAAACTACTAGATGACGTCATTGAAATGCCTTATGAGCTTAGGGAGATAAATCCTGATGCAACAATGCAGGTGGATGTTGTTAGCCCCAAGATGAAGGAGATGCTGGAGCGCCGAGGATTTGAGGTTAAAGAAGAGATTGGAAAAGACCGCTGGTTAATGGAACCAAAGGATTATGACAATGTAGGTAAACCAAAAGTAGTAGAGGCTACCCCCGCTCCTGTGGTTAAAGATGTCCCAAGTCTTATCTCTTATGCCAAGGATAAAGGTATGCGTTTGGTACAGCTTAAATCAGGCGAAGGTGGTGCGCCCGCTTCTGTATCTCCAAATGAAAAAGGGGATATAACTTTGATGTTTGATGTGGATAAAATGGAAACCATGAGTCCAGAGAAGGTTAATGCACTTATCCAAGAGGAAGTCATACACGCAGAACACTTACTTGAAATAAAGGGTCGGTGGGACGGCAAGGGTGATTTCCGTGATTTTGCCAATAAAGATGCAGCCTCGGAGCTAGAATCAATGGCTCCCTCAGATGTTCTCAGGTATCTACGAGAATATGGGAATGTCACAAACTCCAAGGTTACTGAAGATAATGTGATGGAGATTGTCTCCAAGTTTCCACTAGAAGAGCGCGCTAGAATTGTGGCTGAGACGAGACAACTTAAAAGCTCAGAGGATACCCCAGCTCCTAAGACACCCTTCCAAGCACTCATGGATGACTACGACGCAGCCATTGCTGAACAAAGTCAAGGACGAGGTGCTGACCAAATCATTAAGCTAAATAAGCACTTCAACGCTATCTCGGATGACTTTGCTAAGAAAGCTGATGCTCTCATAGCCAATCCAAACGCTGAGAGTGTTGATGAGTTGTTAGCAATGCTGGATGAATACACAGCCTTTGACGCTAAGGATGCGGAGCTAAAACAAAAGACGGGGCAAGACCTACGAGCTCAAGCACGAGATGCAGAAAACATAGCACTTGAAAGAGAGCCTATGTCTGAAGCACGCGCGATACGCAATCAGGCACTCAAGGATGTCCGTGAGAAGCTACAGGCTATGAAGGATGACGTTGACGGAGCCGAGATGCAGAAGCTCGTAGATGACATCTTTAAGTATCCAGAACCAGTTAGAGGCGAGAGCACTAGAACTCCGAGCCCTGATGAAGCTTTCATGCCTCCACCTAAAGATGGTGAAGCACCTACAGATACTCCAAAGGATGGAGAAGCTCCTACAGCTACCCCCAAAGACCCAGAGACACCTAAGCTTACACCAAAGGAACGCTCTATAGCTCGCCTACGGAAGAAGCTAGATGAACTACGTGCTATCCGTAGCGGTGAGCAAGACCCCAAAGCACCTAAGCCTAAGAAAAGGAAGAGTGCTGAAGAGAAAGACCTAGAGGAACGCATTAAGTTCTACCAAGGAGAGTCCAAGGAAGTTGATGCTATAGCGGCATCTCAAGAACGTATCCAAGTTCTCAGCGGCCTTATCCAAGGTAACAGTCCTTCTCAAATACGTCAGCAAATAGGACTACCTCCTAAGCTCCTTCCAGCGCACGCTAAGCCTAAGAAGATTGAGACAACACTTACCAAGCTAAAAGCAACCGAAGCAAAGCTGATGAAAATACTTCGTCGCAAGCAAACAGATGCAATACTTAGTGATATGAGAAACGTCTTTGACCCCGAAAACGGTTCTCGTGGTATCGTGGATACAGCTCTGAATGGCTACCTAATGGCACGTACAGATGCCCTCCTTAATCAGCCTTCAACGGCTACTACGGGTCTTCCTTCTGGTATCATTCAGACGATATGGAGACCACTTATCAATACAGGTAAGAATACTCTTCAAGCCCTCAACCCTGCCGATAGGATGCTCAAAGGTATTCCTATGACGCAGAGGATGAAGTTTGCGTCTGCTGACATTCTAGCCACTGCTGATCAGTTAATAACCTTTGCTCAAAGTCCACTCGTTATATCCAAACAAGCACTACGAAACACTATTGATACATTCAAACAGGGTGGATCAAGTGGTTACTTCTACAAGGATGCCAACAAAATTGATGTAAGAGATACGTCCGTAAACGCTGGTAACTCTTCTATCCGAAACACTCGACAAGTTATACAGGCAGACATCCGAGCTAAAGCCAACGAGCAGAAGAATGTGATTGTTCGTCAAGCGCTGAAGCTCATGGGGTCAGACCCTGCAACAGCGATGATGGCACTTTCTAAAGGCATCTGGAGCTTTGGACGTAGTGGTGTTGGCGCTCTTGATGAGCCCTTTAATTTAATCCTACAAGGTCGCGGTATTCGTGCTGAGGCAATCAAAGAAGCCATCAAGCAGCAAGTAAAACCTGAAGAAGTTGCTGGGTTCATCGATGATTACATTAAAAAGTCTAGCACAATAGATGCCCAAGGCGTTAAACGCTTCAACTACCTAGATGAGAAGTATCGTAACACAGCTAACCAAACACGAAGGGGTCTGTTTCGTCCTGCTGACTTAGACGGTAAAGACCCACGGATGCTCATGGAAGAGCACTTGGTTATGTCTCTTCGTTCTTGGACGGGAGGAGACTTAACGGCTTCTAAGTTCCTGTTCCGTTTCCTTCAGCCCATTATTACTACCCCCACGATTGCCTTGGCTCAACAAGGACGTATTGCGGCTCAAGCTACAGGTGTTCCCGCGGCAGTTAATGTTGGACAACGCTTGTATGCTGGAGGTGCTAAACGAGTAGGTAAAGATGGTAATATTAGTAGCGTAATGTCTGGTCGTATTAACAAGGAGATTAATGACCTAGAGATCAAAGTAGAAGACCGCCGAGCTAAGACTAAAGAAAAAGGATTAGATGCAGATGAGCTAGCAAAGCGCGAGCAAGACTTAGCGGCTAACAAAGAGAAACTTGATAGTCTCCGTAACTACCGAGATGAACAGACCTACGAACAGATTGCTATGACGGCTCTAGGTATGGGCTTGCTCTACACTTACTTTGAGCTTGGTAAGAATGGACTAGCTACTGGTGCTGGAGCTTCCTTTACACGAGATCAACGTAACCAAGGGGAGTTTCAGAAATATAGAATGTTGATGGATGAGGACTCCGAGGGCATGAGCTATCTCTTAGCTGAACCTATACGTTTTCTAGCAGCATTTGCGGCAGACTTAGGCGCTTGGCACGCCCTAGGAGACTCCAGAACTAAAGACCAAACAATAGGCAACTTCGTTACAAGTACCCTAGAAGCTTACGCAACTGACTCGGTGTTCACTACCAGCTTGCGCCACATGAAAGACTTGGCATTTGGTAAAGAGAAATCTCGTACGGGTGCTATCATTGATATAGCTGCTGGTGCTATCCCTATCCCATCTGGGTTACGCTCCGCTCGTGTTTTAGATGACGAAAACTATTCAGTGTATGACGAAGGTGCTGATGTGGGCGATATGTTCTATCGAGCGTTTGATAAATCCGTGGGAACAGAAGCAGATAATTTCCGTGTAGATAAACTAGGAAGACCTCTAATGCGCCCAGAGCGAGGAGCTTTGAACTACGTCTTTAGATATGCTCCAGAAGACCGAGCTTACAGAATGACAGCCGAAGAAGAGGTTCGTAAAGTGCTCCGTAACGATGGCCTTAGCTACAACCTAATTCCAAAGATGACAGAGTTTAAAACCATCAATGGTACTCAAGTAAATCTAAAGGAGTTCACTAGTAGTGGTCGCTCGCTGTTCAACCTGTTCGCAGAGGTGGTCAACGATGGCGATGAGATGCTTCACGAGTTACACGACTTAGTGACAGATGAAGACTGGCAAATGGACTACGATAATTACACTGTAGAGCCTGACCCAGATAATCAAGACAAGCTATACAACAAAGGAATAGACCGCCTTAAAGAAGTTCGTCAGAAGCACGTTGATCGCGCTGTTGACTACATCTCAGATGAATCTAACATCAATCTATATCGCAACAAAGACGGACAGACCGTTCACGAGTACATTAAAAGTCTTGAAGAACGCCCTGCACGCTCTGGAAATGTTCTCGAAAAACTTAACCAATTCTAACCCCAATAAATTATGGCTAACAGCTACATTGAATATACCTCAGGACTCACAGCAACTACCTACAGCGTTCCCTTCAACTTTCTGTCTATTACGGACGTCAACGTGAAGGGCTACAACGGAACCACTTGGAGTGACCTTACAGTCTCTTCTCGTGATGCCTCAGCAAAGACCGTAACACTCGACGGAGCACCCAGTGCCTTCCAAAAGATACGTGTATGGCGTAACACATCAGCTACACAGCTAGTGGACTTCCAGAACGGCTCTAGGTTGTCTGAGAGTGACCTCGACACAGCTTACCAACAAGGTCTGTTTGTGGCTCAAGAGGTTTCTGAGAACGCCTCTACGAACATCGAAGGTATAGGCCCACAAGGCCCTCAGGGTATCCAAGGAGTTGCTGGTAATGATGGAGCTGACGGTGCTGATGCTTCTGCCGCAATTCCAGACGCTGGTGCCGTGGGAGCTTATAGCTGGGGCAGGCCCTTAACTATTGACGCTATAGCGATAGGTGCAACATCTACAGCGTTTCATACTTGGCAACAGAATGCCTCAGGAACCATTATGTTCTATAACAGTAGCGGTGTTAACAACGGAAATACCTCTAGTCAGGCTGGTACTTGGAAGTGCATGTCGGGCTGTGCTACCAGTAGTAGCCGTGGTTTCACAGGTTTGTGGCTCCGAATCTCATAATATAATTAACCCTCTCAATCCCATTAACCCAAAATGATACCTGAAAACCCTTATACAACACCCTTTATAGCCACCAGTGGAATTATAGGAACACTAACCCTTGACCACGTAAACACAGCCGTAGCTATAGGTGTTGGTCTTCTAACAATGTTCTATCTAGGTATTAAAATCTACAAAGAAATTACAAAGAAATGAGTGAATGGATATCAACCTTATGGCCTGTAGCCGTGGGTTTTGTAACCCTAGTTATTATCCTAGCCCGTATGCACTACAACCTCGAAAGTCTAAGCGAAAAGGTAAAAATACTTTTTGATTTTCATAACAAGAGAAACAATAAATGAGTAAAGAAAGTAACGAAAAACTCTATGGTCTCCAAGACCTCCTGATTGACGAGTTTATAAATCGCATCCAGAGCGGAGAGGCTTCCCCTAGTGACCTTAACGCTGCTCGGCAACTCCTAAAGGACAACCAAATCAGTGCGACTGTAACCAACGACAACCCTATGGCTAACCTAGTCAGTATCCTTCCCTTTGATGACGAAGGTGTTGACCGCGTAGCTTCTAAATAGATGAATAGGGATTACAAAAAGGAATACGAGAGCTACCACAAGAAGCCCGAACAGCGCCGAAGGAATGACGCTAGAAAGCAAGCAAGGCGGCTCATGGTAAAGAAACACGGGTCTTCTAAGCTTGCTGGTAAAGACATTGACCACAAGGACAGAAACCCCAAGAATAATTCTACAAGTAACCTACGGATTCAATCCAAGAAGGAAAACCGAGGTCGTAACAAGTAACCTATATGGAAGTACCCCCACAGCTAAGAGACTTTAAGAACTTCCTATTTCTATGCTGGAAACAGCTTAACCTGCCTGACCCTACTCCGCTTCAATACAACATAGCGGATTACATGCAGAACGGGGATAGGCGTGCCATTGTGCAAGCGTTTCGTGGTTGTGGTAAGAGCTGGATTTGTTCCGCTTATGTGGTTCACCAGTTACTCTTAGACCCCTCGTTAAACATCCTTGTGGTGTCTGCTAGTAAGACCCGTAGTGATGACTTCTCTACTTTCACCCTTCGTCTCATTAACGAGATGGAGATACTTCACCACTTGCGCCCTAAGGACAACCAGAGGCAATCTAAGATAAGCTTTGATGTTGGCCCAGCTCCAGCCTCTCACGCTCCCTCAGTAAAGTCCTTGGGTATCTCATCGCAACTTACAGGTTCTCGTGCGGACATAATTGTAGCGGATGACATCGAGGTAGCCAACAATAGTGCTACGATGCTCATGAGGGAGAAGCTTAGCGAACAAGTAAAAGAGTTCGACGCTATCCTTAAACCCGATGATACCTGTAAAATCCTCTTTCTAGGAACACCTCAGACCTTTGACAGTATTTATACAAAACTCCAAGAACGCGGCTATAAGAGCAAGATTTGGCCAGCTAGTTACATCACACAAAGCCACAACGAAAAGATTTATGAAGGATGCGTTGCAGACATCTGTGTAGACCCAGAGATGGAGAACAAGTCTACAGAGCCATTACGGTTCTCTGACATCGACCTAGCGGAACGAAAGATCAGTTATGGGTCTGCTGGATATACCATGCAGTTCATGCTGGATAGTAAGCTGTCTGATGTTGAGAAGTTCCCTCTGAAGATTAGTGACCTGATAGTAACATCCATTGACAACGAGGTAGCCCCTGAGCGCTACGTGTGGGCTAGAGACCCTCAGCTTGAGTGGGACTCTAGTGTTCCCAATGTGGCCTTTGCAGGGGAGAGATATTACCGACCCTTTAAGACACTCGGAGAGATGGTTCCTTACACTGGTAGTGTGCTCTCTATTGACCCCTCTGGTAGAGGTAAGGATGAAACAGGCTATGCGGTCTGTAAGATGCTCAACGGCACTCTATACGTCCCTGCTGCTGGTGGTTTGTCAGGTGGTTACTCCGAGGAAACCCTAGAGGAACTCGCTGAGATAGCTAAGAAATACAAGGTGAACTACATCGTTACCGAGAGTAACTTTGGTGACGGGTTGTTCAATGAGGTTCTAAAGCCTGTGTTAAGTCGTATCTATCCTGTGAGCATTGAGGAGGTCAGACATAGCACCCAGAAGGAGAAACGTATCATAGACACCCTAGAGCCCGTCATGGCGGGTCACAGGCTTGTTATAGACCCTGATGTGGTCAAAGATGACTTTAAGACTATCCAGAAGTATCCCCACGAGTCCCAACTAAAATACTCCCTGTTCTACCAGATGTCTCGACTAACAAGAGACCGAGGAGCTATTACCCACGATGACAGACTTGATGCCTTGTCTATGGCTGTTGCCTATTGGACAGAACAAATGGCTCAAGATGCTGAAGTAAAGATGGCTGAGAGGAAGGTAGAGATGCTTGATAAGGAGCTACAGAGCTTCCAAGATGCCTACTATAAGAACAAAGGTGGGGGTAACACTCTTACTTGGTAACAAAGCCTTTTAAGTGGTTCTCTAAGTCCTTGATAATCAACAATAATTAAGGAGACTACAGTATAGGTAGAAGGGAAGAGGGTATTAGAACAAATAAGAAATATATTTTTATAAACTTGACTACTATTAAGAACAAACCTTAAAATAGTCCCTACTAGGAAACACTTAGTGATCCTTTGAAAAAGAGTGATTAAGTAGGTACTGGTAATAGGTTCCTCCCTTAAAGTTTTCCCTTATGTTGGAATAAGAGTGTTCCTTTAAAAGCACTGTAAAGTATTGACAGGTGATAACTACCAACCAGTATTCCCTATAAATGAAGCACACATTACTAATAATTTATATCTTAGTCACCTCAGGATCACTAGTGCTGCTTCATAAAGCCCTAAGAGCTTCAGAGGACAACATCGAAACACTTGCAGAGGTTCTAAAGGCTCACGAGGACACCCTTAGTGACCACAGAGGTATTCTCCTTGAACTTATAAATCACCTTAAAGCTTCTTATCTATAATATGGGAAAAGGATGCCAACCAAGAAAAGGACATAACCCAGCCAAGCAGCGTAAGAACTACGATGATATTGACTGGAGCAAAAAGCC